CTGGTCCTGTACAAAAATCTCTTCCCAAAAAGACAAAATCTTTTCTAGGGATAAAGGGTTCGACTACTGTCGAGGTCTTATTCACTGGACTTGTATATTTAATGCCAAATTTCTCTAATGCGAAATCGGCCATAACTGACATATTAAACTTGTCTTTCATTTCATTTGAAACCGATGCTGCCGAATCATCGCCTAAAGCGACTATTGACACATGTTTGTCAAAAGAATCTTCTCCTACTCTCTCTTCATATCCTAATTTGTGCAACGTATACACCATAAAAGAATTAAATAAAGCTGTAAGAAAATGTCCTGATGAATGTCCCCTCAGTGTCTGATAAACAGATCCACTGAAGATCATATAAAACGAATCCAAGCCCATAATCAAGTTATAAGCAATAGTATAGTCATCACCCTGGAAATCATAGAAAGAGTTCAAGTGCGCAAAAAATGCCTCGCAAAATACCTTCTGTGTGACGGCCTCCTGCTTGCTCAAATCTCCTGCCAATAAATTGGGGTGGACTGTGGCCTTGTTATAGACCACTTTCCAATCGTGCGACCAAGGATTAACTCCTATAGCACAACTGGATAATGCTGGATGTTTAGCCAACTTATCTGCATAGTCTCCGAAATAACTTCGAAGCACTAGATTGTAAGCCAAATCATGCCCGTTTATAAGCCTGGGCATAGGCTTTTCAGTATACACTTTCTCTCTAGCCAACAACTCATCCTTTGGGAATGTCTCCACCAATGGATAGATTGGTTCTCTCAACGCGTCCTCCTTATAATGGTTGAACGCATCCAATAGTTCCTTGTTATAGGTCTTATCGAGAAAATTTACTACTTGTGCTTTTGTCAAATCCATATTCTTAAAACGCCATCCAACGTACTTGGATGTTGACGCCATGGATTCCAACTTCTTAGTCGGATTTCCAAATAAAGCTTCTTCAAAAGGTAATATCTGGCAATTGTCTTTCATGTGATTAAAGCTAGAAGCCCACCTTGGGTCTTTAACTTTATCTTCCACCACTACCTTGGTCTCACCATAATTCATGGTGGCCTCAGTACGATTAAACATTGCCTGTTTAGTGAGTATCGCTGGTACCAAATATTCTTCTGGTGACAACGTACTTGCGAAATCTTTGTTGACAGGGAAAAACGCTGAACGCGCAGGAGTATTAGCTCCTTTTCCTTCCCACTTTCCAACATACTTCGCACCAGGCACAAATGTACCTGGTTGCATAGGATCTACCTTAGTTTCTGAACCGCGAGGCATACTCTGAAAATTTGCTTCATACTTCTCATCTTCTGAGTAAATAGGAATCACAAACGAATCTACACCGCAGCGTGCCATATGGAGTCCCAACAAAGGCTTGTCGGCTCCTTCTGAACACATGTAAGGAAAACCACAGTCTCCTGCATTTCCTTCA